CACCTCCAACGAACCCGTAAAGACAGGGGCAAAGGCAGTAGCCGCCGTTCAGGCAGTCACTACCAACAACATGCCTTATGCCTCCAAGGGTGAGTTCCTCTCAGAGCGTAATGATCCGCGCTTTGCCAAGGATCAAAAATTCCGTGCGGCAGTCGAAAATCGAATGTCCCGCACAAACTTCAACACTCTCTAAACAAGGACAACTAAGCTATGGCTTACCCAGATCTAACAGCAACATCAATGCGTACCGACATGACCGTCGGTGTCGCAGGTCCAGTCGCCGGAGCTAACAAGCTCTGGCTCTCGATCTTCTCCGGTGAGACTCTCGCCGCCTACGACCACTCCAACATCTTCGAGCAGCTCGTTGACCACAAGGTCCTCAGCGGCGGCGTTGCTTGGGAATTCCCAGTCACTGGCACCGTCTCCATCGTCTCAGCATGGAACGCGGGCGTTGAGCTCAGCGGAAACAGCAATACCAATGCTTCTTCCACCATCGCTGTCAAGCTCGACAAGCGTCCAATCGCTGCTCACTTCGAGATCGACAACATCGACCTCATGCAGAGCCAGTGGGAATTCCGCGCCGAGCTCGCTCGTCAAGCGGGTATGTCACTCGCCAACGCCCGTGACAAGCAGATCGCTGCTTACATCGGTCGCGCTGCTGCCGAAGCTCCTCTAGCTTCCGATCCACGTGGCATCGCTGCTGGTCCAGTATTCCCATCGATCCTCTTCAAGGACCTTGGCGCTGGAATCAACACCGTCGCTGACGGCGCGATGCGTTCAGCTGCTGCCCTCGAGGCACTCCGCGCTGCGGAAGACTTCCTCGTATGGCTACAGACCATCAACGCGCCAACCGATGGCGTCTACCTAGCCGTCACCCCACGTGCGTTCCAAGACATCCGCGCACTCGGTGTAGCTCGCACTGCTCCTACCGCAATGGCTTCACAGCCAATGTTCGGTGGTGGTGAGCTTGCCGGTGGACTCGGACTCGGACTCACACAGGGTCTCAACAACCTCACTGACTCCCTCGATTACATGGGCGTCAAGATCATCAAGTCCAATCACCTCCCAACCGCCAACTACGCCGCTGGCGCAATCGGCGAAGCACGTTACAACCTCCAGTTCGGTGATACGGGCTGCGTTGGTCTCATCTTCCAGAAGGCTTGCGTTGCTTCGCTCAAGCTTCAGGGCCTCAAGGTCGACACCGTCGATGACGTTCGCCGCAACACAACCTTCACGGTTGCTAGCGCCATGAACGGTACCGGCGTCCTTCGCCCAGAGTGCGCTGCTATGCTTATCGGTGAAGTCACCGCATCAAACGTCGGCGGCACCAAGATCTTCAGCGCAACTGGCGTTGTCAACTCCACCGTTGATGCGTCTTGGTCTGGCGGCACTGAGGCAGGAGTAGCCCGTGGCTACCTCCGCACCAGCCTCGGCATGACCGCAGAGTTCGCTGCCACCGCCTCAGGCGCGTTCCCATACCTCAACACTTGATGTTGATGTGTGAGAGTCTGTAAGATGTGATTTCGTACCCCCTTCCCAGAAGGGACAAGTGATCGTTAGCATCTCCTCGCAGTAACCTGCTGCGTTGTATCCGGCTGCTCCCCGAAAGGGGAGTGGCTGGTTTCCCAGTCAAACACGTTTCGTACCTAAACATCCAACAAAGGATGGAATACCCCTAACACAAGGATTACCCACATGGGTTACCTCAGTAAGCTAAACGCAGTTAATCTAATGCTTCTCGCCTCGGGCGAGTCGCTAGTCGCAGATCTACAAGAAGCATCTGGCATCGACACCGGCATCTCGGAGTTCCTCCTTGACCAAGCCAGCCTCGACCACCAGCTTCGTGGTCTAGTAGAGAACAAGATCACCCGCAAGGTAGTACTAACGGAAGCAGGAGAGATCCTACTTGGATATCCCAACACCGATTACCTCGGAGTATTGGCAGCATCTCTCGTAGTTCCAGTTCGGAATTTAAATGGAGATATTATCCAAGTTCGCGTACAGGAAGGAAATCCCCCACGCCTCTGGAACATGACAGACGAGACCCCGACCTTTGAGATTGGAGACTACTGGATTGAAACAGTAAACCTTCTTCATTGGGAACAACTCGATACCGTGGCACAGCGAGCCGTCTTGGCCGACGCTATGCGCAAGTACCAGATGATGACGCAGGGCGATACTACTGCCGACAAGCTATATGCCGAACAGGTCATGATCTATAGGATCAAGGCCAAGGCAGATAATACCGCCAACGCTAACTACAATATCTTTTACAACAACCCAACCGCAAACGATGCTGTTAACCGTACATCAAACAGCAGCCCACGATTGTGGAACGGAGGAGCCTAACATAAATGTCTAGCCCTACTTCAATCTCTATCCAGACTCTATCGTCTGGCGTAGGGCGACAGCCCATGTCCAAGCGGACACCCTACGAAGCACAGAATCTAGACAACTGTCTAGTGTCACTAGAGAAGTCAGTGGAGAAGCGCCCGGGGTTCGAGGTACTATCGTACTCTCCTGCGGTGTTTGATCTTTCTTTTCTACCTGTAAACCTTGACCCACACTTTGAGTGGTTCACTCTAGATAACGACAATCGCTTCTTGATCATCATTGATCGAGCCGCACCCACAACAGCCTCTACTCTTTATTATGTAATTCAGGTAGATGGTGATAAGTGGACAAATGTAACCCCAGACTTTCAGTGGGACCCAGCAGATCCTGCCCTAGTGTGGGATGGCGTTACCCCACCAACCGAGAACAGTACACAGATTGCCTTGTACAACAACGCAGTGAGTACCGTATCCCCGGGACAGACCGTTTACGAGAGATATACCCAACTACTAACTGGTGGTATTCTCGATGTGAATTCCCGTAACTATCTAACCCACGGTACGGGAGACACTCGAGATATCCTAAAGACAATTCACTTTGGTTCCAGTGTAATCTATTTGAATACACACGTCTACGCTGGATTTACCAGCGGTACCAATGGATACACTGTTGATAACGACGGGTTGTCTACTCTAACTACTGATCTAATTGGGCAGAAGGTAACCTACTACAGCGCACTAAAGGTTCGACGAACTACCGATGGACGGTTCTACCCACAGGGTACAATCTTGGCACCGGGAGATGAATGGGATACTACATTTATTGCTAAGTATATCCCAGTTGATACCTATGTCTATGGATCTTTCGAGTCCCCTTGGCTTGGTCAGTCCGTAGAGAACTTTGGGGAGCTTCGGCTTCCACCCGGCAAGAATGATTTCTATGCAAACAACTCCGAGCTAGACGAGTCACCCGACGATACCTCAGCTCGGGATATGCTTGCATTGCTATACGACCCAGCTACTGCCTTTGCAGATGGAGAAGGTGTATCACCTGTTGACGGACGTGGAAAGATCTACTTCTGTAATGCAGCATACCTATCTCTAGACCCCGGCTATTACCGTATCGTCAACTTCCCAACGAGCGAAACGTCAGATCTAGCTTCGCTCGTTGGAACAGGTAAGCCGTACACCCAAAAGGTACGATCACCTGACAACTGTTCGGTGATTGATCAGAGCCGAATGCCACAGCAACTATCATGGGATGGTATCAAGTTTACCTTGGCCCCCATTGATTGGGCTCACCGCACTATTGGAGATCGAGTAACCAATCCCGGGCCATCACCATTCCTCAACGAGGACATGGAAGCCCGCCACGTTCGCCTTACAGCCATCTGTAACTTCCGTGATCGCTTGTTCCTCGCTGCGGGAGACGTTGTCTTCAGCAGCCAGCTAGGTGTACTCAACGACCTCTGGATCAAAGACCCAAGTAACATTGGCGTATCTGATCCAATTGACGTCCGAGCAGCAAGTAACCTATATGCTGAGATCACCGCCATGCTACCGTTCGATAAGTACCTCTTCCTCAACACGAAGGGCAGTATTCAATTCGAGCTTAAGGGTGACAACGGACTAATCTCCCCACTAACTGCGGAGATTTCTCAGACTACCTTCTACTCGACCCTTGATCTAGTATCACCACAGGTTCTTGGATCTCAGATTTACTTCTGGGATAGCGGGCGACTCTATGTATATCTTAATCAGGACAGCCGTCAACTCAACACGGCAATCGAAGTATCATCAACGGTTCGTGGTTATCTACCGGCCGATATCGAGGCAACCTGTACAGCCAATGCACAGTCATATGTCATTGGTGTAGATGGTAATAATAGATCTGATGTTTACATCTACTGTAATAGATTCTCCGGTGACCGAATTGCACAGAGTGCATTCTGGCGCTACCGTCTAGACACAATGGACTCTATTCGTGGAGTAAATGTTTGGAATGAGTATCTCTATGCAGTCAGTAGGCGTGTATCAGACACAACCTCATGGTATATCATGCGAACCAAGTTAGAGTCCGAGGAACTAAACGTACCTCGACTAGACTACCTATCACTGCTCGCGCTATCAGATAAGAACGTTCAATCTGCCGGTCTTACTAACACCCTAACCATTCCTTACAGTATGCCATCTGAGGACGTTGTAGTTGTTCTTAGTGACGACTTCGGAGACGACGCCTTGTCAGTATACCCAGCTAGCTCAATCCTTGCACAAGGAAACAGCACGGTACTAACAGTACGTGGTGTAAACCTTTATAGCCATCTAGGTAAGAGGGTATATATTGGGTCTAAGTTCCAGATGCTGATCGAGCTATCAACTCAGTTTCAGCGAGACCAAAACCTAAACATCATGGAAGGCGTACTCAACCTAAAGACGCTCACTGTACGACACACCAACACCGGTGCTTATACAGTGCAAGCTATTAGGCGTGGCCGTTCCACCACCCTTGACACCACCTTCTCTGCCACAAACCTAGAAGGTCTTATTTACATTCAACCAGATGGAGTACTCGCAGCCAAGATCTTTGGCTTTGCTGAGTCAACCGTAGTGAAGATCCTGAGTGACTCACCGGCTCCCTGCAACATTACACAACTAGAGTTCCGTGGGATTTATTCCCGCAAGAACTCATCACTAAGGTGACCAATGTCTACAAACCTAACCACGGTGACCGTGACACAAGTTGGTACGTATGCTCTACCAATCTCATATTCAAACATCACGCTATTAACTTCAATTGATAAGTCAGAACAACTGATTGTCCAACGGACCAGCATTGCTGACATTATGAGTCTAGACCTAGACTCATCTGAGTATGTTTCATTCGGACGTATCCCCTCAGCGTGGATGACGTTTGATGATACACACCGAACCATCACATCCATCTCCATCCCGCCGGGTAGCGTTGCTACCTTTACTGATGGAACAACCGCAGCGATTCCGGCCCTAGAGGCAGATGAGCCACTACAGATTCAACGCCGCACTATGTATGCCGAGCCATACATTGAGTGGGTATCCGGAACACGAATCACATCTGATCAGCTTAACGCAAATACCGAGCAACTACTTGGTATTATCCAAGAGCTACGAGAGCAGATTGATTACTTGATGTCCCGCGATGTCACGTCTGTTCATAATCCAGTAACCGAAAACCTAGACATGGATGGTTTCCAAATCCTTGGACTACCAAATATGGCGACTGGGCAAAACCCAGTAACTAAAACCGACCTAGAAACATTCGTTACTGATCTTTACGGAGTACCAAACGGTCTAGCTACCCTAGATGGATCTGGAACTGTACCAACATCTCAGATCCCCGGATCAGTTGGAACACTACCGAGTACTTTCTTCGCCCAGAACACAAAGCCAGTTCGCTCAACGAGCGGTTCTGGACTCTTTGACTGGGGCAGCCTGTGGTGGAATGCCACGAATGGTCGACTCTACATTTATATTCAAGACGACCGATATGCTGGTCTTCTAGTGACTTATAACGGTGAAGTCGGTTATTGGGTTGACATCAGCTCAAACATCTAAAGGATACACATGCCATATAACCTAAACTTCCCAGATGCTCCAACTGATGGACAACCATTCACTGGAACAAATGGAATTACATACATCTATTCGTTATCTAATAACGCATGGACTGTAAACACAACGGTAGCAACCGGAGTGGACAACGTCACTGATCGAGACGACGTCATGGTAAAGCTGAATCGGGTGGGCGGTGTAATTAATACACTGGTTCCAGCCCTAGGCTTTACACATAACGATCAGGGTACTGTAAAGATCAAGGGTGATGACACAAGTCACATTCTTGATATTGCAAACTCAGCCGGAACAATCCTCAACTACTTCAATCGTGTTGGTATGCTAAACATTGCTGGTAAGTCATATTACTCAGCATCAGAGCCATCCGTATCAGGATCGGATTATACTGGTTGCTTGTGGATTAACTCCACTACAACAGAACTATTCCACTGGAGTGGAGCCGCATGGGTTGCGGTTGGGTCCGGAGTATCACTTGGTGGAGTCCAGACCGTCTCTGGCGCAAAGACATTCAGTTCCGATGTTGCACTATCTAGTGCGGCCTCCATCATTGGCTCAGGCGCATCTAAAGCTATCAATCTAAAGCCAACCACATCTGGATCGGTTGCAACCACCTCATTTACCCTAACGACTACCGATGCAACATTCGCTCCGACTGTCTCTGTAGCCTTTAGTGCAATCAACACCGCAACGGTATCTACCGTTCTAGTTGACATGACCACGGCACAAGCAGTAAACGGAATCAAGACCTTTAATGATGTGGTGCAGATTGGTGACAGCATCCTATATACCGGAGCTACAAGCACCAACTTCAATATCTCGAGCAACAGCGGTACTGGAGATACTTCTACGGCTAATATTGTTCTGCGTAGCAACGCCAATGCCAATAGCCGATACATTAAACTTAATGAGAAGGCTAGCACAACCAATGGCGTAACGATTCGACCAAAGGACCCAGCGGGACTTGGACGAGTATACATTGACGGTAACGTCTACATTGCTGGTACCCTAGACCTATCCGGTGCCCTTACAGCTTCAGCCGGCTTTGCCGCAGTAAGCAAGACAGTTGGATCGCTAAAGGCCGCATCCGGCTCAGTGTCAGAGTCCAACCGAATTCCATCCCCAATCGGCTCACTTACCTTCTCTCAGTCAATTGGTACTGCTGGAAATGAAAACAACGGATACATCCGAGTGTTAAATACAGGCAGTGCAAGCGCATCTTTCTATGTTACCCGTCAACAGCTTTTGGAAACTGGTCTTCCTGCATTCAGCGAGCGAAAGATTACCCTACCAGCTGGCCAGTATTTCAGGGTCGGTGTCTCCACCGGTCACCTCTTTGAAACGGTGACCCCCTCAACCGGTCAGGAGAATCTCCTATACGGAAACTCCGCTACCGCCTTTGATCTCCAAGGAACGGAGAGCCGAAGCCTTGTCATTACTTTCTCACTCGCTTCCTGAGATCGTTACAGCAACGTCTCAACCAGTGGGTGTTACCGTAGAGCAGCTTCTCTTCGTTATCGGAGGAGTATGCATCCCTATCATCAGCGCCGTTTTCTATGTTGTGAGTAAGATCTCATCACTGGAGACACGGCTACAAGCTATTGAAGAACTACGCACCCAAGAAAAAAACAATCTCATGTTTCGTCTTGCAAAAATCGAAGACTCAAACCATAACATTCGCAACGACCTCCAAGCCCTAGCCTTGATGTTTGCGCGTGGAGAATACAATGATCGTAAGAACCACCCTATGCGTGATGATGTTTAGTCTGACTGGCTGCTCTGCGGTCACTGAGATCAACAAGAGTGCCAACAACATCACATCTATCGCGCAGCAATCTAAGGAAAACTTTGAAGGAATCCGAGAAGCCGTCCAAGCCAGTCCCCCCCGACTCGCCGAAGCCACCGAAAGATCCGATCAAGGGATTCAACAACAGGCCGAGATCATTGCGAAATCCCAAGACATCCTCGAGGCAACCTCGCAGGTAAAAGACATCGTCCCATGGTGGGCCCAGCTAATGGAGATCATCTTCATTAGTGTGGGCCTACTAGGTGCGGTGATCGGTGTTTGGTATCTCGGACTCGGTACCCTATTCTGTAAGCTCATCGGGTACATTCCCGAACGAAAAACTAGTCAAGCAAGTATCCTAGCGGATGCTCTTGATGATAGCAACCCCACCACACTCCGTGAGGCGGTTGCAGCACTACGCGGCCAAGATCCACAACTGGATATGGCCTTTAAGAAACGAAAGAATCAACGTGCCTAACTATAAACGGGTTAATCCCACTCCGGCAAAGAAGTCACTGGATGTAGGAATTCGTTCCGTTCTAAGTGATGATGGTTTGTCGACATATCTGGTACTCGGTACCGGTGAAATTCAACACATCCCCCTAGTGGAGCCGGCATTCGTCATCCTCGATGGGGAAGCTGCTGCTAGCACCCTTACCAACGATCAGGATGGTGGGGATGCCGTAGATCCAGTTACATACGTAAGAGACATTAACGGAGGTACAGCCTAATGGCAGACGACATCATTAGAATCAGGCGAGATAGTCTCGCAAATTGGACAACTGTCAATCCAGTACTTAGCGTTGGTGAGATCAGCTATGATACCACCTCTGAGGAACTGCGTATTGGCGACGGCACAACTGCTTGGCTTTCATTGCCAGCCGTTGGAGCCGGCGGTGGAGGCGGTGGTGGTGGCGGTGGCCCATCATCGACCGAAGCACCAAAAACCGCATCATATATTGTACGGACAGCCGATGGAACACTCACTAACGAGACCGTCCTTGGTAGTCTTGCAACAGGAATCCTAAAGAATACAACTACAACTGGTGTGCTCACCATTGCTACTGGCACGGATCTACCGAGCCACAACCATACCGCAGCGGCCATCACATCGGGCGTTATCAACTATGCCCGTCTAGGTTACGGTACACCAACCTCTAATATGGTTCTTAATGGAGATCAGGAGTGGATCATGCTTGGCCAAGACAACCTCGTTGTTGATGAGCCAGTAGCCCCCACCGATGTTACCACCAAGAACTATGTTGATCAAGCCGTTGGCCTTGGTTACTCAACCGTTCTCGGTATCATCAATGAACCCGGCGGAATTGCCGGTCTTGATCCCGAGGGTTGGATTGAAGTTGACGCTATTCCAAGTGACTCCATCACGATGGATAATCTCAACTACAGCTTTAGAAATGTAAACAATAATCGCGACATTCAAAGAACACTGTACACCGACGGCACTGGTCTTGGTGAGTTTGTTTGGTCTACAGGAACTTCCCTCGATAATCCGGGAACAGCCACATACGTATCAGAAAACGATTATACGTATATTCAAACAGCATATAATACAATTGGATGTGTTGGCCGGATTAGACATGTAGATGAAAGCTATGGCTTTCTTGACTCAGACTTTACACTACGAGATGGCAATAAAGATTTCACGGTTACTGTCAAATACGATGGTGGTGCGAATAACAGCACACTTGCGTTTGTTGGCTTCTCAGGAAATCACCATGCATTCTCGCAGAATCTGTGCTGTTTTGATTGCTTTGGTACAGCTAACTGGTGGATGCGGATTACAGAGGGTTATACTTCAACACCATCCGACAGAGGTATTGTTGGAAACTATGAAAATGTACTATACTATGTAGATACGGGAGTGCCGGTTAATGATTGGGCTACCCTAAAGATTACTGTTAATAGTACCGGAGCCTACTTTACTAAACTAACAAAGACTGTTGGTTCTTATTTAGGTCCATCCGAGGATTACACTGTAGTTAACCTCGGTTATCATGAGTGGGGGGCACCAGAAACGGATGGTCAACTATACTGCGGTGCAGAACTGCGTATTAGAAATACCGGAGCAAGCCCAAAGCCATCCCAAAAGCTATACATCAAAGAGATGCTCTTTCGGGATAACGTCGCACACTCGCAATTCGCCCCTATTGCCCACACCCACACGCTAGCTGACCTTACCCAAAGTGCAGCTACGGATGGACAGGTTATAACTTGGGACAGCGGAACATCCGCTTGGGTTCCCGAGACACCTTCGGGTGGTGGCGGTGGTGGTGCTACGACGCTTGATGGCCTTACTGATGTAACCATCACAGGTGCAACCACTGGTGACGTTTTATACTTTCAAAATACCCCATCTGCGGGGTGGTATAATTTAACCAGAACAAACTATATGAACGGATACACAATTGCGTATCCTCAAGTAACTTGCCCCCCAGCCCAAACTGGTTCAAGTAAACTTCTGTGGTGGAATGATGATACGGGACAAACGAGAACCGTTACCCCAAGTGGTACTGGTATTGCATCCCTTACTCTAAACACCTCAGCCAACACTATGGTTGTCAATGTCCCAGCTAGTCACGCCCACGCCCTATCGGATCTAACAACCACAGGATCAGCTGGAGCTACTAACTTCCTAAGGGGAGATGGCGCATGGACAACGGGTTATCTAGTTACTGACGCAGACAAGGGAGACATCACCGTCTCTGGTTCGGGTGCAACTTGGACTATTGATAACTTAGCTATTACTACTGCTAAACTTGCAGTTGATTCAGTTAGACAAGCGAAGATTCAAGATGGGGCCGTTACTCTTGCAAAGATTACTCCTTTAGAACCAAATATTTTTATAATGGGAAATACCCTTGGAACTTCAAATACAGGTGGAGAATTTAGCACTACCTTCTTTGATATTGGTAGTTCACCTCCACAGCTTATTACTCCCAAGGATGCCGCACTAACATACGCCAAGATGCAGAACGTATCAGCAACCGACAAGTTGCTTGGTAGGTCTACA